TATGTGCACTTTTAACCGGGATGGATAGGTAACCCGGTCAATAACAAATCAAATTTTATGTTTTGTAAATATGTCCAGTTCATTATTTTATGGCTGATTACAATTAATAGGCTCATATGTAATGGCTGCTATTTTAATTTAATGCTGATTTATGAACATTCTCAATCCAATGACCGAAGAAGAATTGGAAAGAGTGTGTAAGTTAATCAGTGCTTTATTGACGTAGTAAGTATTTATTATGATCCTTGACGTAGTAGTTAAGTATTATTAATGAACTATTTAATTTTAAAATAATTTGATTATTTGATCACCTATAATTCTAAATTTAACGTAGAATCACTTGAGATCACTTAGGTCTCATTTTATAATTTAGCGTAGAATCAGTTTGTCAATATTTTGTTGATAAACTTATTAGACTCAAATTCACCTGTAAATACAGACAAGACTCCAAGCGAGCAGATTTAATCTATTTCTTCTCTTATTTACTGTAAAGAACAGACAAGTCTCCAAGTGAGCATTCAAATTCTCATTTACTTTCTTTCTTTAATTTCGGTGTATAAAATGTCTCTCACAATATACCCAAGCATTGTTGCGTACTAAGATGCAACTAGTCACTCTTGCTTATCGTGGAGTATCAGGCACCTTGCCACACCAGGAGGGTTCGACCCAGGTGTGTTCTAGAACACTGATATGGACTGATAAGTAGTGTTGATTGTGTAGTCAGATTTGAACTGCATAATTTTCACTTTATGGGATCACTAGTCGGATAATATCTTAGACTTAGCGCCTCAGTGTGTAAGTTTGGCGTGTTTGCACGTTTTTACACTCGCCTCACCTTCGGGTGAGAAAGCTACCGGTGGGTCTTTCTTTAGGTTTCGACCTAGCCCACAAATTGCAGTAGGTAGTCACTAGTGCAGCTGGTTGGTGGACATTTTCACTTTTTAGTGAGACAAACCCAACTTCGCAGAATGTGTTAGTGTAAGTGCACGGCAGGTAGGGATTCGACTGCCCTGTACGCTTGCAACAATTTCGGAAACAACCCCAAACAATGACAGTACAACTATACAGAATTCAGATATGCCTCGCAAGCCTTCAAACGTTTTTCAGAGCAACCTCAATTCTACACAGTACTCAAACAAAGATTTTATCATTCAAACTAAATTAGCATCAGAAGCTATTCATTCAAAATATAATTTAGTCCCCACATCATCAAAAGGGGATATGTATGATAAATATTTGAAAACTTGGTTGAAAATTAAAGAAGAGCCAAGATTTCAAGGTCTCTTTTCAGATTTACTTGGTTTAACTACAGCTTCCAATGCTGTAAATAACGTAGCTAATAGTATAGAACATTCAAATAGTACATTCTCTAGAATGGTAGATGCTTCTGAACCTTTCCTCAAAAGTGTAACAGAGACCTTAAATAAACTAAATGGGGGATTTACTTCAGCCACTATGGCTGGTCTTTTTGCTTTACTTTTCTCTCTATGGAGATCTAGGCACGATCGTGTGACATTTATATCTATCTTATTGTCGCACGGACTTATGAAAATAGGAACTCCAGCTTATTCTTTCTTTGTAGAGAAAATCAAATCTCTTACAACTAAGAAACCTTCTTTCCAAATTGGACCAGATCCTCAATTCACAATACCAGATATTGAGGTTATGGCTACCAAAATCACTAAATATTTTCCTCTATTTTCTACAATTGCTTTAATTTTTATTGCACCATTCCTTAAGAGTGGACCTGTAAATTTTTCACAATATTTTTCAAATATGACAACTTTTGCCATAGAAAAGGCAGGAATGATTGGTAGAGCGACAGGAGGTATTCAAACATTTTATACCTCTATGTCCTCCCTTATTGAATATTCAATGAAGAGCATTTTGTATACTATCTTTGGTATAGAAAGTGTGGATCAAGAAAATGTATTTAATACGAGAGTGAAGGAACTCTTAGAACAACTAATAAAGATGCAAGACTATGAAAATCAGCATGCAGCACTATTAGATAATAAAGTG